CGGGGGTTTTTAACCCCCGGTATTTAGTGTTCTAATTGAGCACTGGGAGACATCCCTTTTTGTATGCCAGTTTTTCTGGCTTAGTGTTTCATTACACGACTTGATATATTTTCAATCTTTAACATTTGATTGGATTACGTATCCAGTCTATTTTTTAAAGTTGCATTTTGCCACGTTAGTGTAGTGTTTCACAATAGTGTGCTTCGCAAAGCCCACTATTCAAAAAAGAATTATTGCAAACCTGTTTTTGTCATCGGTGCTCCCGATGACGTTTGCAGTTACTACTTTAGTAGTATTTGGGAAATGTACCCCGCTTCATAATAGCGTAATACTGTTGTCATTTTGACAATATTAAAAGATAATACTTCATTCAAAAAATAGTATATTAACCGAAATTATGATTGGTTATGTATATGAATGAGCTCTTTTTGAGTTATTTTTTGCAATCTATATTTATGTCAGATTATAGATTAAGTCCCCACTTGACACGCGTTGACTGTAAGTTCAACATGTGAACAACTGCCTTAGGGCTTTACCTATCGTTTTATCAATACTTTTTCGATGCTAATTACCAGAACATAACGTCCTTGTTTTGGATCAATAATTGGTGAAAATAATGTATGGCTTATACCCTAAGTATATTCTCATTTGACTGGCTTTAGAAAGCTTTAGTTGATATATTATGTGACATGTTTTAAATGGCGCAGGTAGAGTGGACCTAACGAACTTGGAAACTCAATGACCCGTAGAAAGGAGATTTATCTCTGACAAGATCATTTTAACCTCTGAGTACATATTATTTAGACTTTAGAACTATAACTATTTCTTATTGAATACACGCGAAGTGCTAAGAAATTGACATGCTGGAAGGCGTTATTGCTCACATACGCCCAGTTGAAGGAATGAGAATGGAGTTGTTCATAAACCCATGTCTAATTCAATTCAAATAATACAAAAACAAATTAATTTGCAAAAATTACCTGAAGTCATTATGGTTAAAATTCTATTGACCTTAATGCATCCTGGATGGACAAGAAAGCATAATCTTGAAGAATTGAGCCATACACATCCTATGGTTCTTCAAGACCGTGTTTTGCATTTTTTGCATTACACCAAAGTAAACAAGGAATTCGATTCCTTGGTTAAGCAATGTTATACTATCGCTAACGATAGTTTTAACGAACAAAAACCCCCTTTCTTCTTTATCCCACAAGATTTTGGAGACCACCAGTTGGATGAACTAGACATCCAAGAATCATTTGAATATTTTAGATATTCTGCCATTTTATATGATGATACTTTTTGTTTCAAAGATGAATTGCGTGAAGCAGTATATAGAATGGAAGATAAGAGAAATGGAGGTCTCTCACTATGTAGTTTTGAATTTTTTAATGAAGAACTTATGCGTGATGATAACTATTTGTTTGAATCCATTGGAGAAATGAGACCTAATAGTTTTATGTGTTCCAATGGGCGTTATCTTAAATACCCTACTACTTCTATGTTTGAACTTATTAGTTCTTTAACGTCCGAAAAACGTCATCTTAGTGAAATGGAACAACAGGAACAAATGATTAGAGATCTAGTGGATATGGACCTTTATTATATCACCCCTGAGATGATTACGATTGCTTATCCACAAGAATGGGAAAAAGAAGAAATATCCATTAATCCAGCATATAATGATATTTTTGATGATTTTCAGTTACAGATGTTTAGTTCTTTCTTTTCTAATGAAGATGATGAATATAATCTCCAAGAATTGAGAAAGATGTTTTCAATAATATCAAAGATGTGTTCTGATATTGGGAAAAATATTGATGTCACATTACCCCTTAAAAAGCTAGAAAATTTTGCCTTGAGCATGATTCTTTTAACTCAGTGTTCGAATAAAGTACAATTTGTAACTGCCTCACTTGTCTGTTTGGGACACTTAACTGAACGCACTCTTTCTTCTTATGTTGTTCAAGTTTTTGATAAATTAGTTGAAAGTTTGTGGACAGTTATGGACTCTCAGTTTGAAACTCAAGGCAAAGTTCGGGAGGCTATTACGGCCTGGGAACGAATGTCTGATTCTAAACTTCTAGATAAATTACGAGAATTTATGTCCTTCTGTATGACATTCGGTTCTCTTGAATTCTTTGGACTCTCGGATAGAACTGCCAGTATAATTTATGGTGAATTTAAAGCATCAAAGAAGCACAAATCTGTTACATCATTTGCTTTAGCTTTTTGTGATGTGGCTGAATACGTTTTTTCCCGACTATGTGTATGTGTTGAAACAAAGAGCCTCGGCCCCTTATTTCATAGCTCAGATGATTATGCCATATGGTATGATAATTGTGCCAAAGTTATGGAGTGGAATTTGATGCTTGGGCAAGATTGCAAAATTCGTATTTTCTCTGATCAGGAATTTCAAACAATGTGTGAAGATTGTATTAAAAAAGGAGAAGAATACATTAAATTTGCTAAAAGTATCAAAGATCGTCGAGAATTAAATGCTTTAGTTAGTAAAATTCGAATTGTTTATGGAGATTTCATGACAGCTGAAATTGTTGGTCAGCCACGTCAAGCTCCATTTACACTTCTTATTTCTGGTGATTCTTCCATTGGTAAGACCTCTATTCAACGAATTCTGGTAAGTACTTTTGCTCAATTAACCGGTTTACCTGATGATCCACGATATTTTTATACACGTGATCCCTCAGATGATTTTATGTCTGGTTTCAAGAGTTATATGTGGTTTATCAATATGGATGATGTAGCTACGACTGCACCAAAAATGTTACAAGGAGTAGATACCGGTGTAGCAGAACTTTTTCGATACGTCCAAAATATTGCTTGTACTGCAAATATGGCAGATCTGAACGAAAAGGGCAAAGTTGCAATTCGCCCAGAATTTATTATTGCTACTACTAATGCTCCAACTCTGAACGCTGAAGCCATGTTTACATGTCCCTCAGCAGCTCGACGTCGTTTACCTTGGCGTGTTACACCCATTGTTAAACGTGAGTATCGTACGGATGCTGATACGAACATGTTAGACCCGTCTAAATGTAATCAACGTGATGGAGAATATGCTGATTACTGGTTTTTTACTGTAGATGAAATCAGACCAAAACCCTTACGTAACAGAGAAGGAGCTCTTAACCTAGATGCCACCGAAATTCGAATTTTAACTGAGGTTAGTTTAAAGGATTTTTTGATCTGGTTTATTAAAACAGCAAAAATTCATCGGGAAAGACAGGAAGCTATGCAAAAACGGATGGAAGATACTTCGAAGATTGTTAAATGTAAACATTCCCTTCCCATGTATATGTGTTGTGAGGAATTGGAGACACAATCCGAAGTGTTGGTCGCAATGACTACAACAGTTATAACAATGTCGTCAATACTCCTTCTATTATCGTTTTATATCAAAACCTACTTTATGTCATTGAGCATAGTTCAAATGTATTCAAAATACAAAAATTATCGACTCTCTTTTCCTAGAATTCGCAACCCATTATCTTATAATAATGTTAATGATGAAGATTGGAGAAGTATTAATCGCAATTCTATAATGTTGATCGGAGATAAAGCTAAACAGGTACTACAAGAAAATAAACGAATAGTAGCTGCTGGAGTTGTAATTGGAGCTATTAGTTTGTGGCGTCTCTCAAGATCAAAGATGGAAACACAGATTAAATTTGTTAAACCAACACCTGTGAATGAGAAGGAAAAAACCCGTTGGGTTGTTGACATTCCGATTTTTGATCGATGTAATGTACTACCTTGCAGTGTTTCCAGTAAAGGAAGAAGTGCTGAGCAAGTTCATGAACAGATTTCAAAAAATGTATCACATGTAATTTTCAGAAAAGGGAATAAAACTTGGGCTGCAAATGCTTTCTTCTTAGGTGGATTTGATGTTGCTATTAACACCCATATTCTGGCAGCTTTGCCAGATATCACGACCGCAACTTTTACCTTTTATGACAAATTTACACATATTGGGAAAAATACTACTATGTTATTTGATAAAAGAACCTTCCTTTATTCTAAAATTGAATATTATGATATTACCATTTTACAAATTGAAGAATTTGGATTGTTCCCATCACTTAAGGAGTTTTTCCCTAAACAAGCTCTAAAAGGAAGTTTCAATGGAGTTTATATCCATAGAAGTGAAGAAGGTTTAACAGAAACACTTGAAGTTATGAGTGCTTCAAATAAGATGCGCATAAACAACAATGGCTCAGGTGAAAGTTGTCAATTTCATGTATTTGAAGCTAGTGTAAGAGAAGACACTGTGAAAGGTTTCTGTGGATCTCCTATGGTTCTTGAAACGTCAGCAGGCTTTGTGATCTGTGGTATTCATTCTCTCGGGGGTTTTAAAAAATTAGCTTGTGCTAGTGTAATTACCCAAGAACAAATACCGAAGAAAAAACAATTTAATGTTGGTAAATGTGACATGGGTGAGATAAAAGTTCTTGAGGAACAGATGGAACTTAATAATAATAAATTTTTACAACCACCCGTAATATTAACACCAATTCTACGACAAAAAGATCCCTTAGCATATCGTATGAAAGGTCTAGGAGAAGTTTATGGTTCTCTTTCCACAGGACCATCACACCCTAAGACAAAAGTGCAAGATACTTTCGTACGCCGTTTTTGGGAACTCAAAGGGAAAACAACAAATTGTGTTGCTCCAAAATTTGGTGCTAGATGTTGGCATAAAGGTTTGGATGACATGATGTCAGAAGATATTTTGATCTCAAGCGGGGAAGCGAATTTTGTTGCTGAAACTATTGCTCGCGATTTTATCTCTAAAATGACTCAGGAACAGATCAACATGATTGAGTTTTATGATTACGAGACAGCAATCCTTGGTGCCGATGGTATAAATGGAGTAGAAAAACTAGATTTTAATACATCAACTGGTTTTCCAATGAAAAAATGTAAGAAACTCATTTTTGAACAATTGCCAAATGGAAAATACTCTGTACCAAGAGAAGTTATCCAAGCGTGTGATGACATACATTCAAATTTGGACAGAAAAGAACGGAGTCAAGTCATTTTTTCAGCTTCTCTAAAAGATGAGCCTCGTGATAAGAAGAAAGTTGAAGATTGGTCCATAAGAATCTTTATGAGTGCTCCAATGCCTTATTGTATCGTCATGCGCCAATATTATTTGTCTTTATGTAGAGTGATTCAAAGAAGCCCACTTCAATTTGAAACTGCAGTGGGGATTAATGCTCACTCAGATCAATGGGATATACTAGCGAATACACTTGCCGACTTTTCTCCCCAATTCATTGTTGGAGATCATAGTAAATATGATAAACGCATGTTGGCGATGTACATATATAATATGTTTAAAGTAGCAATCATCATAATTATGCATTGTATGAAGGTGACAGGGAAAATTCATACTGATGAAGAGGATGAGATTGAAGATCGCCTTCACTTACTCGCAATTGATACTGCTTATGCGTTTGTAGACTTCAATGGTACTCTAGTCTCCTTTCTTAAGAACCATGTGAGTGGTCACATCTTGACAGTAATTATCAATTCTTTCGCTAATTCTGGTTATATACGTATGGCCTATCGTCGGGTTGTAACTGATGATCCACAGTTAGAGAAATTCCAGCAACGATGCAAAGTCATAACCTATGGCGATGATTTTATTGTTGCCGTAAAACCCGAAATTTCCCATTTCAACTTCATTTCTATGAAAGAAGCGATGGGTACTTTTGGTGTAGTTATTACTCCCGCAATCAAAACCGATGAAGACTACGAGTTTCTCCCTATAACAGAAATTGATTTCCTCAAGAGAAAATTCGTTTATAATACTGATTTGCAAAGATGGGTGGGACCTTTGAGTATTGAAAGCATAGAAAAAAGTCTTCTCATTGCTGTTCAATCTGATTCTATAACACCACAAGAACAATCTTTATATGCTATGTTGTCAGCTTCTCAGGAAATGTTTTTCCATGGAAAGGAACAATATGACAGATTTGTGAGTAACGTTAAAGAATGTATCGCCTTTTACGACATGCAGTATTTGGTGAAGAAAAATATGTTCTTCTCCTACGAAGAATATGTATATAAATATAAAAATAATAGTGTTGTGCATAAAGATGAATTCATAGAATATCCAGATGATGATATTTTTTATGAAATTCAATATATAAATGAAAAACAAAATAAAAAATATAAAATATGTGTAGAAAAAGTAGAAGGAGAAGACGAATTGGACACTCAATGTGAGTGTCAAAATACAATGGAGTTGAACCAAGCCAGGATTCAGTTCAACCCAGAATTTGAAGAATATCTATATCGAGATTATAGAGATCTTTTTCAAAATCGAATCAAAAAGAAATTCCGACAATTAGTGTGCAAATTTATTTGTAGAACACCGTACGGTTTTTCTTGCGAATCCTTCTGTTGGCTATGTCAGCAAAGCCCACAGACAAATTTCGTTGCTGACTTACTCATGAGAGATTGCCAGTCTTTTATGGGTCAGAAAAATTAAGGAAACAAGTATATGAACAAGCTGACTCGTGTGGAGCAGCAAATGTCGTCTACATACAAGAATGTAGAGGTGAGTCATCAGCCATGTGATGACTGTTATCTTTATCGAGATAACACAAATTTTGGTAATCTTGAGTGCCAAATGGCAACAACTAATCTTGAATTTGTTGATGAAATTGAGGGTTCTTCACTTAATCTTAGTGAACGTCCTGACCCTACTCGAACAAATGATGATTTGGATGCTGCAGGCTTTTCAGATTATCTCAAACGACCCGTGAAAATTTTCACAACAACGTGGGATGAGAATACGAGTATTAACACCACATTTCAACCTTGGCTCCTTTGGGCCCAGAAAACCCAAATCAAACAGAAATTGAATAATTTCGGTCTCTTTCGTGGGACCCTTAAAATCAAGATGATGGTAAATGCCTCACCGTTCTTTTATGGTGCTGGTCGTCTAACTTATGAGCCTCTCATTGGTTATATGCGTCGTGATACTGTTGGATATGGATCTACGAGCGATGGATACAAGATCCAAAAATCTCAACAGCGTGGATTTGATTTTTTCCCACAAAATAATCAAGGTGGTGAAATGACATTGCCTTTCTTTTACCCCAAAACTTGGGTTGATATTACATCTTCTTCTGATTTGGGAAAGATGGGTCGGTGTAGTCTTTTCACATACACGAACTTAAGTAACGCAAATAGTGTTACCACCGCAAGTGTCACAATCACTATCCTAGCTTGGTGTGAGGATGTTGAGCTTTCAGCTCCTACCTACACCCTTGCTGTCCAATCAGAGTACAAGAAACTTGGACCAATTTCAGGCCCTGCTTCTGCAGTTGCAGAAGCTGCACGTGCACTGGCTAAAGTTCCAATCTTCAAGCCTTATGCAATGGGAACTGAGATGATAGCTTCAAGTGTTGGTAACGTAGCAAAGTATTTTGGTTTTACCAATGTGCCCTCGACTACAGCTCAACTAACCTATAAGCCGGGTTCTCATTATGGTATGGCTACAACTGAAATCAGTACACCATATGAGAAGTTGGCTCTTGATGATAAAAATGAGCTCACCATCGATCCCCGTGTGGCTGGTTTGCCTCCAAAAGATGAAATGGTGATTTCTGAGGTAATTGGTCGAGAATCTTATCTTACATCAGTTGTGTGGGCTGCATCAGATGCGGCGTCAAAGAAACTCTTTAATACCTATGTGACACCAAGTCTCTACGACTATAGTACGTATACAGGCATTACGGGTTATGCCTACTACCAAACCCCAATGGCTCATCTGGCACGTCTGTTTAATGATTGGCGAGGAACCATTATTTTCCGATTTCGATTTATTTGCACTCCCTTTCACAAAGGTCGAGTGCGTATAACATGGGACCCTCGTTTCAATCTTTCATCTCTAGCTACTGGTGATGTGGATGATACCATTACGACGTCTTTTACAAAAATTATCGACATTGGAGAAACTCAAGACATTGAAATGGAAATTCCATATATGCAAGCACTTGCTTTCATGACAAACTATGGTACGGGTGCTAATGATCCTCAGCGTCTTTACAGTTCTACTACACTACCCACCGTATCTAGTTGGAATTCTTATTTCAATGGAACTCTTAGTGTAACAGTTTTGAACGCCCAAACCTCACCTGTCACAAGTTCTGACATCACGATGTTAGTGTATGTTCGGGCTGGCGAAGACTTCGTTTTTGCCAACCCGAGGGAAGCTCCTCCAAATTTTTCATTCCTTGCACCCCAGATGGACGAACGAACAGAAAATGAGGAAGAGACTCATTATCTTAACTTTGTTAAGAGTACTGAGACTGGAGATCTTTTGAAGATTCATATGGGAGAATCTATCAAGAGCCTACGCCAATTGACCCATCGTCAAAATTATTATAATTCTTTCGTAGGTAAGGCGGGTGTGGAAGCCCTTTCTGCAGGGTGTTATAATCGATGGATTTTCCCTCGCTATCCTCAGATTGCAGGTTACGTTTCCGGTGGACGTAATCAGTTTTCATATGCTAAGGGTATAATCCAAACAACACAAACTTTTCCAGTGAGCTATTCTGCTCCTTCAGTGTTTAGTATGATAGCACCTCTCTATATTGGAGCTCGTGGTGCTATTACATATAACGTTAATGTGGATGCTCCTCAGAATTCTGGACTCAATTCTTTGGCTCGTGCCAATGTTATTGATTGGACAGACAAGAGTTCCACTACAAAACAAGGTTGGTATAACCCTACTTCTTGGGATATTTATAATCCTTCGGCATTAGGTTCTATTACGAAGTATCGCAGTTTGGCGTTCATTAATGGAGCTTCGGGCCGTGTTATCACCAACCAAAACACCCAATCGGGCCTTATGGCTCACTTCCCATACTACTCTCCACTCCGATTTACCAGCTCTGTTGGTTATCTTTCGAGTGATGATGCTACAATCCTACCGATTCCGGTAGAAGAACAGAATCAAGGTATTGAACTCCTTTTTTCTACGAAAAACAACCAGGTTGCTACACAGGGCAACGAAACAGCATCTATTGCAGATGTCTACATGATGGCAGGACATGATTTTTCATTCCTATACTTCAACTGTGTACCGACTTTTTATTATTATGCCACCGCTTACGGTGAAACAAATTAATGATGAAAAGTCAATTCCATATTCGGGCGGCGAATATGGTCTTATTGGACCGTCGTAACTTATAGATGGCTGACTTTAATGTCAGACAAGGTG